TCGCCCAGGCCATGATGCAGAACCAGCCACCGGGACCGCAGGGACCCCAGTAATGCCCCAGCGGCGCATTCATCTCCTGATGCCGGTGCATGGTGGACTGCTTCCCATGCCCAGCGACGAGATCACCCGCGAGGAGTTTCTCGCGGCGCTGGAACAGGAGATAGTCCTATCGGAGATGCCGCTTGGTCCGTCATCCGCCGCACGGACGCTCCAGGTCGCACGGCGGGTTCCTCAGTGGCTCAAGCGCCTGCGAGGGATGCTCACGCCAAAAACCGGCGCCTCGACTGCGAAAACCGAAAATGTCCTGCGAGATGTGGTGTTGAGCGACAAGCCAGCCCAGGTGAGCCGACGGGCGTTGTTCACGGACCCGATTCAAATTATCGCTGACATAGGCGGTCGTCGCCCAGCATGGCAAGAATGGGGGAAGACGGTGTTGCGAGGTGATGTCCGACCGGGCACTCCAGAAGGCAGACGGGCAGTATCTATCGCTGATTCAATGGAAAAAGTCACTGCTCCTAGTGGTGTTCTTGGAGACCTTAAAACTATTGCCAAGACTATCGGAGACCAATCTATCAAGGACGCGGCCGAGGAGGCTGGGATAAGCTACGAAGAGGCCCAGGCTGACGTGAAACGCCGAGGCGAGGAACCAGGCTCCATCGACAAGGCCGTCGAGGAGATCAGGAAGCGATTTCGCGTCCAGCGGAGAAAATAATGCAGCGACGGTCGCATCCCTCGACCTCGGGAGGCCCGGTGAACCGCCGCAAGGTGGCGACCGTGATGCGCGAATTCAAGAAGGGGTCCTTGCGCTCGTCCAGCGGCGACAGGGTCACCACTCCCACGCAAGGCATCGCGATTGCCTTGAGCGAGGCACGTCGTGCTTGACAGCGGACTCGACACGTCCGTATACTTCCACGACTGCCTGAGAACAGGTCTCAGCGGCGAATACGGGATCTGAGCACGTCGTGCGGGATTCGCCGGCAGGCGAACACACCACGCGACACTCGGCGACCACTCGACGGAGAGTCAGATGGCAGATGAATTTGGGGGGGAGGCCCCCATCGGCGAGGTCGGTGGAGGCACTGAAGGAGCACCTGACACAGGAGGAGACGCGGCAGAGGGTGGTGCATGGCCCGCCGATGTCCAAGCGGCCTATACCAAGAAAACCCAGGCACTCGCAGACGAACGCAAACAGTGGGACGGACAACGCGCCCAGCAGCAGGCACAGTTGCAGCAATATGCCCAGCAGATTCAGCAGCAGGGCTACGCACAGCAGCAGCAACAGTACCAGCAGCAGCAGCGCACCCAGCAGGGACAACAGGGACAGAACCCGTCCATGCTGGATCAGCTTCGGCAGATGCCCTATCTCGATGGGAACACTGCCGCCCAACTGGCCGAACGGCTCGTGACGGAGGGCATCAACCCCCTCCAGAACCAGATTCGGCAGCGCGATCAGGCACTCGCCCAGCTCAACAAGGATTACACCGCCTTGCGGAACTGGATGGGGCAGAACCAGGGGAAACAGGCCGAAAAGGAACTCGACGCACGCTTCGTACAACTCCGCGACCAACACGGGCTCCCCGACGAGGAGGTCATCAACGAACTCCTCAAGGATATTTATTATTCCCATGAAGGGTCCGACCTGAACCAGGCGTACCCCGGCATGGCGGGAGACCGGATCAACGGGTTGCGGAAGGCGTTTCGGGAGATGGACCGTCAGACGGCACTCAAGGCACGGCAGTCGCCATTCCCCGCGAAGGGGGGCGAGATGTCACCGACGAGCGGCGCCACGGGCGGCTACAAGACTCCGCAGGAACGCACGAACGAGTTGTGGCCCATGCTCAATCCCGGACAGAACGAATAGCCGCGTCTGCTCACACGAGGAGACAGATGCGTTATGGCAAGCACCAGTGATGTCATCAATGCCCTGAAATACACCTATGGGACCGACCAGGTCCTCTACCTGCTGAACCAGGAAGTGGTTTGCTGGAACATGTTCAGCAAGATGAGCAAACCCATGGGTGGACGCGGGCAGTTCATCCTCCCGATCATGACCAAGAATCCAGGGTCATGGGCCGGGATCGCCGAAGGGGGCGCTCTGCCCTCGAATCTCGACCCCGGCACCACCGAGGCGACGTTCAGCCTCAAGGAATTCGCCGGGCTGTACAACATGAGTTGGAAGCTCCTCCAGGACGCCCGGAACTCGAAGCTCGCGTTCCAGACGGCCCTCAAGTTCATGGAGGAGGGCTTCCGACGCCGTGTCCTCAGACTCATCAACGCCGACCTGATCTCGGACGGCCTGGGGAAGCTGGGGATCATGTCCGCCGCCGACAACCAGACGACCATCACGGTCAACGCGCTCCCGAGCGTGGATCTGGGCATGGTGGTGGATCTGATTGACGCCTCGGATAACGACGCCGACCTCGCCGCCTCGCGGACGGTCACGGCGGTCGATCCGATCAACCGGACCATCACGTTCAGTGGATCAGCCCCCAGTGGCACCGCCGCCGGGGACTTCTTCTGCATCGAGAACACGACGAAGTCCGGGGCGATCTATCACACCAACGGCCTGCTCGGCGTGATCGACGACGGCAACCCCTCGGGTCCCGAAAGCACGTATGGCGGCATCAACCGCTCGACGGCGGGGAACGAGTTCTGGCAGTCGGTCGTGCTCTCCAACAGCGGCACCAATCGCGCCCTCACCGAGGACCTGATGATGCAGCTGGAGGACGCCGTGCGTGAGAAGGGCGGCGCGTCCCTGAACACCTACATCTCGAACCTCCCCATCATCCGGCGCTACCACGAACTGCTGCGGGAAGACTCGTTCTTCGCGCTGGGGTCCGTGAAGCCGTTCGATGGGAACGTCGGGGTGGGACGTGAAGGCGGAGCGCAGCAGAAGGGGAAGGATGGCGGCGAAGGACGGACCATCTACCGCTTCAGCGGCAACCCGTGGCACGCCGAGCCGTATTTTGCGGCCAACACCATCATCGGACTCGACAAGAAGCATTTCTACATCGGGCACGGTGAGAACGCGACCCCTCGGCCCATCTCCGAGATTTTCGACGGGACGCCGTTCTTCCGCCAGACCTCCAACGCGACCTTCGAGGTGGCGTGGTACTGGCAGGGCGAACTGCTCTCGGACAACCCCGCAGCCGGGGCGAAGATCGAAGACGTTGCGGAGTCGTAAACTCTGAGTAGGTGGGGGGAGGGATGATGGTCCCTCCCCTGTCACTTCGCCAGAAGGAGCCTCATGGGACTCAAAGCTGTTGCCAAGTTAGCACCCGTCCTCGTGCAGTACCGCACCTCCGCAGGAGAAGCCGCCGATGTCCATATCTTCGTGGCGGATCGGGATTACGAAATCATGGATGTGCGGGAAACGCACAGTGTGGCCGGCGCCAGCAGCAGCACGCTGGATGTGGGGATTTCAGCCTCCGCCACCGCCCCGGCCAGTCTCACAACGGCCCTGAGTTCGGCGTTTGCACTCGACAGCACGGTGAATGTGCCGGTGCAAGCCACCTTGACCTCGACCGTGGCGAATCTCCTGATAGACAAGGGTGAGCAGCTGTCGGTGAACATCACGGGCACCGTCACCAGTCTCGAGTGCTCGGTGAGCGTGATCCTGAAGCCGGTTCGGAATAACTACACCTACTAAGGGGGCGCATGGCTCAGAAGAAGGAAGAATTTGACCCGGCCAAGTACAGCGAAGAGGAAAACGCCTTCTTCGTCAAGCACATGGGCGAGTCGCCGCTGGCGGCGCTCCAATCACCGCTCCCGGAGGGTGTGAACCCCGTGACGGTCGAAAAGGTCCTCGGGCGCACCTACGAACTGGAGCAGCTCAAGGAGCACAAGGGCGTCACCTGGATCGGGTTGCAGCGGATTGCCAATGCCTGCACGATCTTCCTGAACGAGCGAGCCCGCTGGCGGAAACTCGCCGAGCGGGGGTCTCCGACGTTCCCCACCATGCACGCCTGGGATGGCAAAGGGCGTCCGCACCGGGGGGGGATCGGGTCGGATTCGGGCCATGTGCGGACCTACTTTACCGAGGAGGGTGAGCGCAAACGCTTTGCGGTCTCGCTGTTCGATATCGACGAGGGTGAGTTCAAGCCGCCGTGGGTGAAGACCGAAGAGGACCTCCCGAACGCCTGCATCGAGGATGTCGAGAAGGGCGTCCTCCAGTGTCCCTTGGACGGCTGGACGACCAACTGGCGCCCGGAATCCCGGCAGTCCTACAACCTGGCCCGCGCCCGGATGATCAAGCACTGCAAGACCAGCAAGGATGACCGGGTACGGGAGTTCGGACTGAAAGTCTTCGGGTAGGCCATGTCAGCGTCCATCGAGGTGCCGGTCTCACATCCGACACCCCTGTCAGTGGACACGAGCCTGCATTACTGGCATCCGAATCGCTTCGGCGTCCAGTACGCGCCCACGACGTTTCGTCAGGAACTGCAACGCCTCCACCCGGATCTGGACGCCACCTGGCATCCGGTCCGGGAACGCTGGCTCGTGTGGTACCGACGCCCGCGCATCCAGCACCATCTCTGCCCCGGCTGGCTCCTGCTCTTCATCGTGGAAACCTCGGACGGACGCTACGTCCCGCTGGATGCGCGTGTGTTTGCCGTGGCCTACGAGCAGAGCGGACGCAAGTGGGGCTCCGGGAAAGCCTACTGGGCGCGGGTCGAAGAGGAGGCCGAGCGTGACACCGCAGCGGTGGCACAGACACGCGAGTCACACCTGGAGGATATCGGCTCGGAACGCTGGCGACACACCCAGATTCAGGTCAGTATGCGGGGCCATTCCAACGGGAGCAAGTTCGTGAACCACCATGCGGGGGATTGAGCACGATGGCGACCGGCCAGACCATACTCGACGTGATGGAGACGATGGACCGGGGGCTTCAGCTCCAGAGCGGGGAGAGCAGCGTCACCCTCTCCCTGCGGGCGGTGAATGTCGCGCAGGACCATCTGGAGGCGCTGCTTGCGACTGCCCCAAACTCCTACGGATCGACGGCGGCGACCGTCACCACGACGGCAAGCACCGAGACCACCACCTTCCCCACCGGCCTGCTGCGGATTGACCGGCTCCAGTACATCGACTCGGACACGACCCGTCCGGGCTGGGATCTC